GCTACTTGTGAAATTTCTAATATGGCTCTTGTGGTTCAGAAAGTAGGTGTAGATCCGAGATATGAAGCGGGTATGATGAAGAAGATGCGAGATGGTGGAACTATTGAGATTGATATTCCTTCGGTAACCAATTACAAACATTCTCTATTATCAAGCAATCGTAATGCGACTGTAAATTTACAAGTTTCGAATACAAGGGCGAAGTCTATGATATGTATGCCTACCGATGCGAAGGTTCTAGATAGTGCTGATTTAATTGGTGGTTTAGATTCTTGTTATGCTGAAGAAGTAACTACTATGGATGGTCGCCTCCATTCTATCCGTAGCGGTCAAGTTGGTATTATTGATAGACTGACCCAGTATCAAATGTTAGTAGATGATAAATTAGTACCATCAAGACCCATAGTTGTATCAAAAATTAATCGGGGTATTTCTATCGCGGCACAGCCTCTGATTGAGTTAGAAAAGGCACTAACCCAAGCGGGTATTGTTCCAAGGTCTTTTGTAGATTACAACCGTAATTTCTTGATTGGTCGGGCGTATGCTCTTAATGATGGAGTAGCAAATCTCAATAATAAGACAAATCAGCTACAACTATTATATAATGAAACGGATGCGGCTGGCGTTGATCTCGCACCAACTCATAACAAACTCTTATACTGCTTCATGTTCCACCTCCGAAGAATTAGTATCAAGGGTGATTCAGTTATGGTTACTCTCTAAATGGGTCAATAATAGACCCATAGGTCAAAATAGACCCATAGAGAATTTATTTCATATAGACTTATAATTGTAGTAAGGTCAATTTTAGACCCATATTTTCTATGAATTTTTTTTAATTTTTTATTTGTTATTTATTTTATGTATATTATTATATAAAATGAGTGTTTCAAAGAAGTATCTTTCAGTTCAGCCAAATAATGTACCTTCTTCGGGTAAGGTTTCCTTTGCTCGTGGTAACCCAGTTCTTACAATAACCCTTGGTCGCCAAGATGCTATGCTTGATTTAAGTTCTCTCCGCCTAAGTGGTGATTTAAATATATGGCGTAATGCTGCTGGGACACAGCACCCCGAAGCGGGTTTAGCTACTGAGTTACGTGGTTCTCACAAGCTCGGTATTTATTCAGCTATAGATCAGCTAGTTTTTCGCCATGCTGAAACAAAGCAAGTCATAGAGCATATTAGACATTATGGACGTTTCATGGCTTCTTATATGCCGGTGATGGCGGGTCTCCAAGATGTAGCGGGACACCTTGGAGAGAGTGCTTTAATCTATCCTAATTATCAAGCATATCGTGATAGTGTTATTCGTAATACAAGAGAATCTCCTTTTTGTATCCCACTCCCATCCGGTTTAACTCTTGGAGCTGATAAACTCCCATTATCAAAATTACCTTTAGAGATAGAAATTCATTTAGCACCGGATAGTCAATTCTTCTATTCTAGTGATGCTACAACTGCTAATGTGGTTAATGCTTTCTATGAATTAAGTAATCTTGAGGTTGCTTGTGAAGTTGAGTATGGAGTACCTTCACCGGATAGTGGTGTTCTAGCATTTAATTCCATCACATCGTATTTCTCTACTCTCGAATCAACTAATAGTATTATCAACTTTAATCTTGGATTAAGTAAGGTTTTAGCATCATTTGTGAATTTTGTTCCTTCCAACTTTGTTAATAATCTCGCCCAAGATGGTTTCCTTACTTATATGCCTACGAAAGCAGCGGCGGCAAATGGTACTGATGATGGAGCAGTAGCCAATCTTGAGACTATTTCATTTCTCCGTAATGGTGAGCGTTTCCCTTCGTCATTTGAGGTTTCTTCGGTTCGTAGTGCTTCTAATGAAACGCCGGTTGTTGATTCTCAAGTTATTAAGGGTTTCCTATCATCTATTATTCCGGAGCATCAGCACACAAGGACTACGGTTTCCCCGCTCAATAGCAATAGAAATTACACCGCTACTCAGAATGCTGTAACTGGTTATCGCTTCATTCCGGATACTGGTGCTGCTTATGGTGTTGGTGTTCTCTATGATATGCTTGATAGTGAAGGTGTTGATTTCAGCCAAGCACAGTTTTCTATTCAGATGACTAACGGACTTGATGACGGCAATCCGGTATCGGCATATCTATTCATTAAATCAAAGGTTGTTGTAGCTTGGTCGGCTCAAGGCGTACAAGTCGTAATGTAAGTATTTTTTCTATTAATTAATTTTTTTATTAAATTTATTTTTGTTTTTTTATATATTTTAAATAATATAAAATGGATTCTAAAGCTGACGTTTCAAGTGATCGCATCCCCGATCTCATTAAGGTTGGAGCTATTCCCTCTTCATACGGACAGAAATTACACACGGATGTAATTGACCCAGTTACTTTCTCGCAGAATCGTGTGAGATTTACCCTTCAACGTGTGGCTGGTTTTCTTCACTCTAATTCTAAGGTTACACTTGCCGTAACTCCCAATACAACTTCTACTGCTTTCTACCCTCTGAATATTGGTATTTCTAATCTTGTTAAGTCTGCTGCTCTTCGTATTGGTAATCAAACTGTTTGTGAGATTGATGATTACGATCAGTTCCACGCCTATCAGTCTCTTTTCATTTCTAATGAAGACAATAAGGAGAGAGAGCAGTTCTTATCGCAGAGGTGTATGGCTCATAAATCGATATATGATGACCGCACGGCAAATACAACCGATAAGCCACCAAATTCAGCAAAGAAGGTTGGTCTAGATGTTGGTAGAAACCCAACTGTTCCCGCTGCCGGTGGTGCTGGTACATTCCAGCTTCTACCCTTTCAGCTTCATGATGCTACATCGGCACAGACAATCTCTGACGCACCAGTATATTCAGTATATCTCTCTGACCTTTTCCCCTTCCTTAAATTTAATCAGCTTCCTCTATTTATGATAGACCAAGAAGTTCATATTGATATTGAGTTTCAGCCAACTACTTCTTCTCTTGCTGCTGCTGGTCTATCTCGCCGTATGTGTGTTGCGAATAGTGATGCTGGTGATAATGATGTAGAATATCAAATTACCCAAGATGAAGTCAAACTTATTTATGATTCTATTAGCTTTGATGGTGATATTATGGAGAAGTATAGACAGCAAAATCAGAAACTGACTTTCCAATATGTTGACTACCGCCTCGCCAAGAGAACGGGTGATGAAGCAGCATTTACCGACCTAACCTTTCAGCTTGGAGGAAATGGTCGTCTTGTTTCTAAGGTTATTATGGGTCTTCAGCGTAATAGCAACTTTACACCGGTATCTCTCCTTAATGGTGTTGGTGCGAAGGATGTTCCAGCGGCTCAGAGTCTATCGGTAAATCTCTTATATAATGACTTATTTGAGTTTAATGTTGATCGTAAAAACCCGGCTCTTCTCTTCCACACTACTCAATCTGCGGAGGGTAAAGTTCCTATGGTTACAAGGGATGAATACCAAACGAGTGGTGTATCGGCACTAACTGCTGAAACTATGGAGGGACACGTACAGAGTAGCGGAGATGATGGACTTGGTGGTCTATTCCGCTGGACTGCTATTAGACCTAATAAGGGTCAGCGTGTAAATAATAAGGGTATGGACTTGACTTACAAGGCAACTGGCTTGCCCGCTGATACTTACACTCTCCGTGTCTATCTTGAGATGCTGAAGGTCGCAACAATTGAGGGAGGGCAATTTTCGTGTTATTTTGCTTAAATTTTTTTCTAAATTAAGATATAAATGTTATATTACTTGGCGATCATTAGAGAGTATCTAGAGTGCGATAAGTACAAGAAATTATATGAAGAAGAGAAGCAAAAATATGAAGATTTAAAAACTTGGACTGAAAAACTAATTTCTTCAAATACTGAATTGTTAGAACAAATCAAAAATAAATAATCTACTTTTTTCTCGTTTTTTTTATTTTAAAAATAATCTATCTTTATAATATAAATATGAAGATTGATTCAGAAAATGTTACCGATGATATTAAAAAAGCAAGACCTAATGTGAAAGAGAATACTATTAAACAATATGAGGTAAATTTAAGAAAGCTACAAAAATTATATGATACCGATGGGTATGATTTTTTATCAAAGCCCGATGATGTTATGGATAAGATAAAAGATCTTCATTATTTAAGTCAAAGAAATATGTTAAATGCGATTATTGTACTTTTAATGGCTCTCAATCATGATGAAAAATATGATGAATTATTAGTTACTTATGGTGATTTAAGAGATGAGCTAAATGATAAATATAGCGACGAACAAAAGTCGGGTGTTATTAGTGATAAACAATCTAAAAATTTCACCGATATCGAAGCTATTTATAAAATGATAAATGATATGGCTGATGATTTAAAGCCAATCAAAAAGAAAAGTAAAGATGATATTACAAAAAAAGAAGCACAGCTCCTACAAGCTTATGTGTTATTTAATATTTATTCAAGAATGCCGATGAGAAATGATGTAGCTGGTATGATGGCTATTAATCAAGCAGCATATAAAAAGTTGAGTGAAGATGAAAAGAAAGAAAACAATTATTTAGTTGTACCAACAAAGGGTAATTTATATTTTGTATTAAATAAATATAAAACAAGTAAAAAGTATCAAGAATTAGATTTGCCGATAGAAGACAAAGATTTAAGAAAGATATTGAGATATTATCTGAAAATGAATGGTATGGGTGTTTTATTTAAGACATCAACGGGTAAACCTCTTACCCGAACTGAATTAAGTAAGGTTCTATTAAAATATTCACAGAAATATATGAATAAATCAATCAGTACAACTTTATTAAGAAAAATTTATTTATCATCAAAATATGGTGATATGAAAAAAGAATTAGAGAAAGATAATAAGGTAATGGGTCATAGTAAGGCTGTGGCTTTAGATACTTATGTTAAAGAAGCAAAAGAATAATGGGTCAATTTTAGACCTTAATACAAATATAAGTCTATATGATATGAATTCTCTATGGGTCTATTTTAGGTCATAGGTCAATTTTAGACCCATCACTTTTTTAATCTTTCATCATCTAGAATATCACGATTATCAATAATGAATTTAATTACCTTTTCTCTCATTTCTTTATCTTTTTGAGATTTAGATTTCTTGGCTTTCTTGGGTGGTGCTTCGGGCATATCAACCTTTTTAGGCATTTTCTTTGTTTTTTGTTTAAATGTAGCTACAAGTTTTTTATTCTTATGATCTAACTTGTACCCAGCCTTTTGTATTTCAGCTATCAATTCATCTCTAGTCTTACCTTTTGGGTCTATACCCATAGTTTCATCATATTTTTTAATCAATCTTTTTAATTCGGGTAGTTTCATTTCACCTTCGGGTACTTTCATTTTAGGGGGCATATCTTATAAGTCTATGAGATAAAAAAAAAATATCATTTAAATTATAATAAATGTTAGTTGATAAATCTCATTCAAAGAAAGATATTGTGAATTTGTTTAAAAAACATGGTGTAATTATAGATGATAAATTAAGTAAGGGTAACATAATCAAAAATATAGAATCATATATGAATGATTTTCAGTACAATAAGAAAATAAAAAATAAAACTGAATTAAAAGATTATCTTAAAAAACAATCACCAAAACAAAGACCAAATACACAACAAAAAACTGAAATAATGTTTAAGGCAAAAAAGATAATAAAATGGGCTAATAATGATTATATTTTTGATGGGGCAACCTATACAAATAGTGAAGACCCATATAATGATATTATGTCTATTTATATGTGGGGTGATCTACCAAGTGTACGCAGAGCTTGTAGAATGTATAACCTTAGTATTCATTCTAAAAATCATATAAACCCAGTAATTACAGCTGATGTCGAAGAAGAATTAAACAATAATAAATTTATTAAACAACAAGTAATGTACCAGCTAACAATTAGAAGAGCAACAAAAGAAAACCCAATAGTTATCAATTTTGATTGATGGGTCAATTTTAGACCTTAGTACAATTATAAGGCTATATGTAATCAATTCTCTATAGGTCTATTTTAGGTCAAGGGTCAATTTTAGACCCATAATGCGTTTTAATCAAAATTATTTTCTATATTATAAGTATAAATATGGATTATAAGAAATTAAACAAAGATTTAAAGTTTGGTTTTTTAAGTGAAGAACAATCTCACGAATATCTAGAAAGTGTATTTGGTAAATTAATGAAATCAAAGTTAAATCCGGAAATGGGTGAATTTTATGAATTCGATAAATATAATGATAATTATTTTATTGA